TTTTGGTTGCCGCTTTAGTTGATTGGGCAGTTTTTGTTAAAACAACTGGTTCTTGGATTAAACGAGCAAACATTTCAAACACGGTTGGCGCTGCTGTTGACTCTTTGCTTTTTCCAACCATAGCGTTTGGCGTTTTAATGCCTGAAATTATTGCGTTGCAATTTGTCGCCAAGGTTGCTGGAGGCGCCATTTGGAGTTTTGTTTTGATGTACCGAAGCGTACCTAAAGCACCAGAAGAGGCATCACAATGAGCAACCCATTTGAAATAATAGAGCCAACTTGCATCAGTTTTTCGGGTGGTAGGACTAGCGCATACATGCTTTACAAGGTGCTGGAGGCTCACGACATGAGCCTGCCAAAAGAAGCAATTGTTTGTTTTGCTAATACTGGAAAGGAATGTGAGGAAACGCTTGAGTTTGTTCATGCCTGCGAAACTAACTGGAATGTCAAAATCCATTGGCTTGAATATAAAGCGCACGAAATTCCAAAAGAGCGGTTTAAAGTCGTTAATTTTGAGACTGCTAGTCGCAATGGAGAGCCTTTTTTGATTCCATCAATCAAAATGGAAAGCCATATCTTCCAAACCCAGTTGCCAGGATATGCACAATCAACATGAAAATTCGTGTGATTGACCATTATTTAAAGTCTTTGGGGTGGAAGCACAACGAAAACATGGACTGGGTTGGTATTCGAGCAGATGAACAAAGGAGAGCCGCCAAAATCCACAGAAGCAGAACTCCACTGGTTGCAGCAGGCATCACAAAAGAGCATGTTGGTGCTTTTTGGAAATCACATCCATTTGACCTAAAGTTGCCAAATAACAATGGCGTAACAATGCATGGAAATTGTGATTTGTGCTTTTTAAAGCCTGCTCACCAAATTCAATCCCTAATCCAAGAAAAACCAGAAAGAGCAATTTGGTGGATGCAGATGGAAGCCTATGCCAATAGCTCAAACAAAACCTATGGCGATGGCGCAAAGTTCCGAAAAGACAGGCCAAGTTATGCAGAAATGCACAAATATGCCCTTGCTCAGACAGATATGTTTGATCAAAACGAAGAAGCCATTGCGTGCTTTTGTGGGGATTGATGGTGTACCGATTTGTACCGATTTGTACCGATTTCGGTACGGAACGGATGGGGGGTTGATGTACCGATCCGTGTACCGAAATGTACCGAAACGTACCGAAATGTACCGATGCAAACCCCCTCTGGTGTACCGAAACGTACCGAACGTATCTATAGATACGTTCAGGTTCGGTACAAAAAGGGTTTCGGTACATGCCGGCGGGTTTTTGGGTGTTTTTGATGAGTTGGAAGGTTGAGCATGATTGAAGTAGAAATGGACATGAAAATCGTGTCAGTGGCCAACATGAGGTTGCATTGGGCGGCTAAAGCAAGGTTGACTAAAACCCAGCGGCAAAAGACAAGGAATGCACTGGCTGCCGTTGCTCAGTCCTACGGCGTTGAGGTGTTGCCAGTTACCGTGGTGTTGACTCGCGTGGCGCCAAGGAAGCTCGACGGGGATAACTTACAGTCGGGGTTTAAAGCAGTCAGGGATGGGGTGGCTGATTGGCTTAACGTTGATGATGGCAGTAGTTTGGTGGATTGGCAGTACCAGCAAAGATCTGGTGGGCCTAATGTGTACAAGGTTGAGATTGAGGTGATAGGATGACGGTGTGCGCAGTTGCCATTGCTGCACGTTCAGGGAAAGCGCCAGTTGGCGTGAGTACCTTCTTTTTTAAGGAGTTTACAAGTGACTGAAAACTTGGTGTCTGATGTGGCAGTGAAAAAACATCCTGGTGGCCGTCCTGTCGTTTATGGCATCGACAACCCGTGCTGGAAAACCATCTGTGAGCAGATGTCGATTGGCAAAAGCCTAAGTACAGCAATCAAAGCTGAAGGTATGCCTTCGTACCATGCTGTCATGCTTATGGTTAAGAACAACCCTGAGTTCCGCGCAATGTACGAGAAGGCCATTGAGAGCCGCGCAGACCGCTTGGCTGAAGAGATCCTAGAGTTGGCTGACGAACAGATGCCAGATGGCTTAGAAGGCCCGTTAGCAAGCGCTTGGGTGCAACAGAAGCGAATGCAAGTAGATGCACGCAAATGGGTGGCTTCAAAACTCAAGCCAAAGGTTTATGGTGATCGCATTGATGTGGCTGTTACAGACAATCGAATCAGCGTCATGGATGCTTTAAAGGAAGCCAAACAGCGCGTGTTGAAGGACGACAGCAATGTCGTTGATGCCGAGATCAAAGAGGCGTGAAAGCCAAGGTTATGCGCTTTTTGCATAGATTTTTGTGAACTACGCGCACGCGCCTGCGTTGCGTAGACGCAACAAAAAGAAAGCCGAACAACAAGAAAAGCATCGTCTGCTTTATACAATCATCATTATGTTAAGTTGACCCCGAGTTATCCACAGAATTTAGAGTACTCAGGCATTACAGTTTAAGTTATGCACAGGTAAATGTGGACAACTGTGGAAAAGTACCTGTGGACAAGCGCCCGCAGGCCGCCAACTGGCCGATGGGGAGGGGGTAGGGCCGGCGGGAAAGGGCCGCAGGAACGGTAGCCCCGCGAACATTTTTTAAAATTTTTTTACTTTTATTTTTCAAAAAATCAATTACCATTCCCCTAATGCAAACCACGATCTACAAACCCGAAGACGAACAGGAGTTAATGGCGACCCTGTGGACGCCTGCGATTGCGGACGATCCGGAGGCGTTTGTGTTGTTTGCTTTCCCTTGGGGTCAGGAGAACACGCCACTGGCGAACTTTAAAGGCCCTCGCAAGTGGCAGCGAGAAGTCCTAAGAGAGATCACCGCGCACATTAAGCGCCAGCAGGGGCGCATAGATTTTGAGACTTTGCGCCATGCGGTCAGTTCTGGCCGTGGTATTGGTAAGTCTGCGCTAGTCAGTTGGCTTACTATTTGGATGCTCAGTACCCGCATAGGTTCGACAACGATTATCTCGGCCAACAGCGAGGCGCAGCTTCGTGCGGTGACATGGGCTGAGATCACGAAGTGGTTGGCGATGAGTATTAACAGTCATTGGTTTGAGGTTGCGGCGACCAAGATCACGCCGGCAAACTGGTTGACTGAGTTGGTTGAGAAAGATTTGAAAAAAGGCACAAGGTATTGGGCTGTTGAGGGCCGTCTTTGGAGCGCAGAGAATCCTGATGCTTATGCTGGTGTTCACAACTTTGATGGTGTGATGGTGATTTTGATGAGGCGTCAGGTATTGACGACAGCATTTGGGCTGTGACGGCTGGTTTCTTTACGGAGAACACGCCAAACCGGCTTTGGTTGGCTTTTTCCAACCCACGGCGAAACACTGGTTATTTTTATGAGTGCTTTAACTCTAAGCGTGATTTTTGGACGAACAAGGTGGTGGACGCACGCACTGTAGAGGGTACGGACAAACAGGTTTACCAGAACATTATTGACGAATACGGCCCAGACTCAAGCCAAGCGCATGTCGAGGTCTATGGCATGTTCCCGTCTGAGGGGGATGATCAGTTTATACCGGCCAATATTGTGGATGAGGCGATGAGCCGGCCCAAATACAAGGATCAAACGGCGCCGATTATCATTGGTGTTGACCCTGCACGCTTTGGCGCCGATGCAACAGTCATCGCAGTGCGCCAAGGGCGAGATATTGTGAGGATTGACAGGCACAGGGGTGATGACACGATGACTGTGGTGGGTCACATTATTGAGGCGATTGAGGAGTTTAGCCCTGCATTAGTGGTAATTGATGAGGGTGGCCTTGGCGCTGGCATTGTTGACAGGTTGAAAGAGCAAAGGTATAAGATCAAGGGTGTGAACTTTGGGAATAAGTCTGCTAATCCCATCATGTATGGCAATAAACGTGCTGAAATGTGGGGGAAAATGAAGGATTGGCTTCGCAGTGCATCAATTCCCAAGGATAGGTTCTTGAAAACTGATTTAGTTTCGCCTATGATCAAGCCAGATTCTAGGGGTACTATATTTTTGGAGTCGAAGAAGGACATGAAAGCTAGAGGGTTGGCAAGTCCTGACGCAGCGGATGCAATATGCGTTACATTTGCGTTTCCTGTAGCTCATAGGGAATATACTGCGAAGGAAAGAACTCGCGCATATTCTGACCGCACGGCAGTTGCAACATCTTGGATGGGATCATAATGGCTACCAAACCCGGACTCTACGCCAACATTCACGCTAAACAGGCACGCATCGCAGCTGGATCCAAAGAGAAGATGCGCCAGCCAGGCGACAAGGGCGCACCGACCGCCAAGGCATTCAAAGAATCTGCAAAAACAGCGAAGAAGAAATAATCATGGCAAACACCAAACCTATTGGCGTCGCATACGAAGATCAGAACATCATCGGCGCGGATATTGTTAAAGCTACCAACATTGCCACCACAGGCACGATTGGTTATGCCGCTGGCGCGTACAACACCGTAACGCAGTTGAACAACAAGACCACAGCCGTCACGATCAACACGCCTTCTGGCCAGATCATCACGGCTAACGCTCAAATGGCCCCTAGCGCCAATGCGGTGTTTGTTGTCAATTGCAGCGCAGTCAGCACCAAAGACGTGGTGGTGATTAGTGTGGCCTCTGGCGGCACTTTGGGTGCGTACAACGTGTTCATTGCGGCAGTCGGCAACGGCTCGTTCACGGTAGAGATCAAAAATGTGACGAATAACGCCTATTCTGAAGCGATCCATTTGAACTACGCTATTTTTCACACGGAGACTTAAATGCCACTCGTCAAATCCAAATCACCCGAAGCCTTCCGCAAGAACGTCAAAGCTGAGATTGCCGCAGGCAAGCCAGTGAAACAAGCGGTGGCCATAGCGTACTCTGTCAAAAGAGAAGCTAAACCAATGCCAAAGAAAAAATGAAAGCACTCCAAGATTGCGTCATCATTGAGCGCGATGTTGAAAAACATCCCTTGTTTGTATTGCCCGCGAACTCACAGACCGAAACCGGCATTGCCGTGGCTGTTGGGCCAAAATGCCTAGACATCAAGGTCGGTGACCATGTATACTTTGGCGTAGGGCAAGAATTTAAACAAGACGGCAAGATGTATGTCGTCATGCGTGAGCCTCATATTTTAGGGGTTTTGGAATGAATGATCCAACCGGAATAGTCGCAGCCGCTAATGTGGCTGCTGGCGGTAAGCCTGCGAAGAGTGAGTCAGATATATTGACAGTTGCGCGTAGCCGACTGGACATGGCTGTCTCTGCACTGGCTGAAAGCCGTGAGGATGAAATCGACGACTTGCGTTTCTACGCTGGCTCCCCTGACAACCATTGGCAGTGGCCTGCTGACGTGCTGGCCACCCGTGGCGCGGTGCAAGGTCAGACGATCAACGCCCGCCCAACACTTACAATCAACAAACTGCCGCAACACGTTCGTCAAGTGACGAATGACATGCGTCAGAACCGCCCAGGTGCAAAGGTCATCCCAGTCGATGACAACGCCGATGTGGAAGTGGCAGACATTTTCAACGGCATGATCCGTCACATTGAGTACATTTCTGACGCTGACGTGGCCTACGACACCGCCTGCGAGAACCAAGTGTCCTACGGCGAAGGTTACATCACCCTGATGACCGAGTACTGCGACGAAAACACCTTTGATCAAGACATCAAAATTGGCCGTGTTCGCAATTCCTTCTCGGTCTACATGGATCCGCTGATCCAAGACCCTACTGGTGCGGATGCTAAGTGGTGTTTCATCACCGAAGACCTGACAAAAGCCGAATATGAGCGCCAGTACCCCGATGCTGCGCCTATCTCCACGCTTCAGTCCCTTGGTGTAGGCGATCAGTCGATCAGCAACTGGCTCAATGAAGATACAGTGCGTATTGCTGGCTACTACTACATCGACTACGACAAAACGACCTTAAATCTCTACCCAGGCAACCAAACGGCCTTTGAAGGCACACCTGAAGACCGCATGTTGAAAGACATGTTCGGCAAACCCGTCAACAAGCGCATCTCTGAGCGCCCACGGGTTAAGTATTGCAAGATCAACGGCTACGAAATCCTTGAAGAAAAAGAGTGGGCTGGCAAATGGATTCCCGTGATCCGTGTTGTTGGTAACGAATTCGAGGTTGATGGCCGTCTTTATGTGAGTGGACTTGTCAGGAATGCCAAGGATGCCCAGCGCATGTACAACTACTGGGTGTCTCAGGAAGCTGAGATGCTGGCTCTGGCCCCCAAGGCTCCGTTCATTGGCTATGGTGGCCAGTTTGAGGGCTATGAGGACAAGTGGAAGACAGCCAACACGAACAACTGGCCCTATCTGGAGGTCAATCCTGACGTTACAGACGGCCAAGGCGCAGTCTTGCCACTACCCCAGCGGGCACAGCCGCCAATGGCCTCCACGGGCCTATTGCAAGCCAAATCGGGCGCATCTGAGGACATTAAGTCCACGACTGGTCAATATAACGCTTCTCTTGGCATGGGAAGCAACGAACGCTCTGGTAAAGCCATTCTGGCTCGCCAGCGTGAGGGTGATGTAGGTACTTACCACTATGGTGACAACCTGACCCGTGCCGTGCGCCATGTGGCCCGTCAATTGGTGGACTTGATCCCCAAGATTTACGACACACAGCGCATTGCTCGCATTATTGGTGAAGATGGCGAGACTAAGATGGTCAAGATTAACCCTGACCAGCCTCAACCCGTCAACAAAATTGTCAATGAGCAGGGCATTGTGATCGAGAAGATTTACAACCCAGGCGTTGGCAAGTACGATGTGGTGGCCACAACTGGCCCAGGCTACGCAACCAAGCGCCAAGAGGCACTGGAAGCCATGGCTCAATTGCTTCAGGGTAATCCCCAACTGTGGCAAGTGGCTGGCGACTTGTTTGTTAAGAACATGGACTGGCCAGGCGCGCAGGAAATGTCCAAACGCTTTGCCAAGACCATTGATCCTAAATTCTTGGCCGATGGCAACGAAGACCCAGCTTTGCAGGCAGCGCAGCAACAGATTCAGGCCATGGGTCAAGAAATGGAGCAAATGCACGCGATGATCCAGAATGTCGGCAAATCAATCGAGATGCAGGACATGGAGCGCAAGGATTTTGAGGCTCAGGTCAAGGCTTATGACGCTGAAACTAAGCGTTTGGCTGCTGTGCAGGCGTCTATGTCGCCCGAGCAGATCCAAGATATTGTCATGGGCACAGTCCACGGCATGATTACTTCTGGTGATCTGGTGGGCGAGATGCCAGGCCGTGAGCCTAATGAGATGATGCCTGAAAGTGCTGAGTACGCACCACAACAAATGGGAATGCCACAATGAAAGCCGCAGACTTTATAGGAATCTTGTTCCTAGCCCGTGATGTCACGCACAGTGTTCACTTGAACACCCGCAGTTTTAGCAAACACATGGCGCTTAACATTTTCTATGACCGCATCATTGACGCGGCTGATGATTTTGCTGAAAGTTATCAAGGGCGGCATGGTCTGATTGGCCCAATTACGCTACACTCTGCAAAGAAGACATCCAACATCATTGAATTCTTGGAAGACTCGCTCAAACAGATCGAAGACGCCAGATATGAGGTGTGCGATAAAAGCGACTCATCGCTCCAGCAATTGATAGATAATATCGTTGAGATTTATCTTCGCACACTGTACAAGCTCAAATTCTTGGCATAAGGAAACATCATGGCTAACAAATATCAAGGCGCTGCTGATGCGCAAATCAAAGTTGGCGGCGGCAAGCTGTATGGCGTGTTTGTCTCTAGCACATCTAGCGGCACTTTTGCTCTGTACGACAGCGCAACAGCCAGCACCAGCGATCCTAAGATTGCGGCAACTGTGACCCCCGCAGCAGGCGGTCAGTACTTGAGCTTCCCTGCTGGCATTTGGTTCAGCAACGGTCTATACATCGACATTGCCAACACCATCGAATACACTGTCGTCTACGAATAAGGACTCGAAATGGCCGTTAACCTCTCACCCGTGGGCGGCGTTGCGGCCCAGTTCTTTACAAATACCGGCGCAGTCCTGACTGGCGGCAAAATTTACACATACGCTGCCGGTACAACTACGCCTGCGACTACTTACACATCATCCAACGGCGCAACTGCTTGGACAAACCCCATCGTTTTAGATGCGGCTGGCCGAGTGCCTAGCGGCGGTGAAATTTGGTTAACCGATGGCGTAATTTATAAGTTTGTGCTGAAAGACAGCACCGATGTTTTGATCGCAACATACGACAACATCACCGGCATCAATTCCAATTCGGTTGCGTATACCAATCAACAAGAGATTCAAACTGCTACTGCTGGTCAAACAGTGTTTAATCTTGGTATTAGCTACCAGCCCGGCACAAACAGTTTGTCTGTGTTTGTTGATGGCGTGAACCAGTACGGCCCAGGCGCTCAATATGCGTACACCGAGACTGACAGCGACACCATCACATTTGTGTCTGGTTTGCATGTTGGTGCTGTAGTCAAGTTCACCACAACCCAACAGCAAGGTGCTGGTGCTGTTAATGCTTCACAAGTAACGTACAACCCCGCTGGAACTGGCGCAGTGGCTGAGTCAGTGCAAGCTAAGTTGCGTCAGACTGTCAGTGTCATGGATTTTGGTGCGGTTGGTGACGGCACAACTGATGATACGGCGGCAATTCAGGCTGCCGTTAATTCTTTAGGTGTTACTGGTGGAACGGTTCTTTTTCCAAAAGGAATCTATGCAATTTCTTCGCCAATAACTGTTACTGACGACATAACTTTGCAAGGTTTTGGCACAGCCAAAGGTGCTTCAGGATCATCTATTCTTGGCGCATCGGTAATTAAAACCATTGCCGCAAGCAATTTTGTAAATATCAATTCTGTCATCAATAACTTTACGATGGACAGATTGTATGTTGTGAGCGCAATTACTTCTGGCGCAGTCTTGTCAATTGATAGCACTGGCGGCGTAAACAATTTGCTTATGCGTCAAGTTTATGTGCAAGGCATGGCAAATGCTTTGTATGTAGGTTCTACCGCAAGTATTGTTCATGCTCAAATTGAGTTTTGCCAATTTGGTTATAACTCCAATGAACACGTTGTTTTTAACGACGGTGCAGATGTTGGAAGCACGCTGTTTTTAAGTACTCGTTTTGAGCCAGCCGGCGATGGTCGAAGTTTGCTTAAAGCAACTGGCACAACTTTGGCTACTGGGTCAATGAAATTTATTAACTGCGTGTTTGAGTCAGCTAATGCTCAGTATGCAGTTAATTGCGGAAGCAATGTGATTGCTTGGTCATTTATTGGTTGCCATTTTGAAAACAACGCTGGCCCCGTAAGTGGGTCGCCTACTGCTGCTGGCAGTGATATTTATATTGGTGGTGGCCAAGCCAATGTAAACATTGATGGATGTTCGTTTTCAAATCCATATTCAACAGCAACAAGTTTTTACAACATAACCTCGGTTCTTGGCGCAAAAGTTATTGCGTCCAACAACACAGTCAATGGCCAAGGCCATGCAGGGTATCTTGGTTTTATTTCAGGATCTTATGATTGCAACGTCACTTTGGTTGGAAATAAATACAACGAAGTTGGCTCACCAGCAGTTGATTACACATCTGGCTTGATCAATCCTGTTCGATTTAATGACTTTCAGCTAAGTCTTAAATATGGCGCGGTTAACGGCCCGATTGTTAAATCCGTAACCACTACAAATGCAACCCCCACCAAAATTTGGGGTGATTTGTATCAACTCCAAGCATCTTCTGCTTTGTTTGCTGTTGCGGATGTTGTCGGCACGGATGTGACGGGCGCTGTTTATTGCGCTTTTACCACTCGGGTTTTAGTTACTGCAAACGCATCTGACACAGCAACCATTCGCGGAACAACTACTGAAACAGGAATTGCTTCTGGAGCGCAAGCAGCCTCGTTTGCGCTTACTGGAACAACAGGGACTGCGGGACTTGTTTTAAATGTTACTGGTATTGCTGCCACAACAATTAAGTGGGTTGCAAACGTCACCTTGAACAAAATTGGATTCTGATTGTGACCAACAAGAAGATTTCAGCATTAGCTTCGGCAACTACCCCTTTGGTGGGGACGGAACTTGTTCCTATTGTCCAAGGTGGTGTTACTTCTCAAACAACAGTTGCGGCCATAAATAAAACAATTACTGGCACAAATGCAGTTCTTGATGGGTATGGTCTTGTAAACATAAACACATCGGACGCTGCTGCAACCAACAAAGGCGGATCACTTGCGTTAGGCGGGGCAAACGGACAAGCGACTTCGCCTTATGTTTTTGGTGTGATTGCTGGACGATATGAAGGGTCATCTTACAAAGGTTATTTGCAATTTGGCGTTACATCTGACACTTCTGGAACAGTCTCTGAAGGTTTTAGGCTTGGGAGCGATTTAAACATCAAGATTGCCACAGCCGCCAAAGGCATCAATTTCACCGCAAACACCCCCGCAGCGGGTATGACGAGCCAGTTGCTTAATTGGTATGAAGAAGGCAATTGGACACCTACTTTTTCTAACTGCGGCCCTTCAATTGCTATTACAAATGCAAATTATGTTCGCATAGGTAAACAGGTTACAGCAAGGGCAACTTTTACGTCAGGAGTATTTGTCGCTAATAGCAGTGTTTTTACGCTTCCATTTGCGTCTACACAATTGACAGCTGGAGTGTTTGTAAGTAATACGGTTGCTGGTGGTTTTATTGAGGCGCAAAGTAGCACTCTTTGTTATTTTGCTACCTCAATATCAGCAACCGTGTCGATAACAATTACATATTTTACTTCTTAAGGAAATTAACATGTCACTTACAAAAGTTTCCTATTCAATGGTGTCTAGCGCACCAGTCAGTGTTCTGGATAAAGGCGCTGATCCAACGGGTGTTTCCGATAGTTCTGCTGCCTTTGCGGCGGCATGGAGCGATGTTAAAACCGCTGGCGGGACGCTTTGGATTCCACCTGGTAATTACTTGCTTAATTCACAATGGGTGTGCGATGTTGTTTCTTCAAAAAACATCCGCATTTCGGGATATGGTGCAACATTATTTGCTGGTGCTGCAGTAGTTGATTTTGCTATCAAAGTAATTGGCAGTTTTAATTTAACAATTTTGGATATTGAAGGTTTAGCATTTAATCATATTAACAACACAACTGTTAATGGTTGTTTCAATTTGCTTGGCGCGCATTGCTGTCATATTAAATCGTGTTCTGTTGAATTTAACAATACAAGAACGGGGTATATGTTTGCTAGGCTTGAATCGTCTACGCCGGGCGATGATGACACCAATTGTTTCTGGTGTTCAATTGAAAATTGCACTACTCGCACTAGGTCAGGATCATTTTCTGCTGATTATGGCGTGGGTTTAATTGGATCAGCAAACGCAACAAAAATTAAAGCAAATCAATTTAGCAGTGTAAATGTTGGTGTTTACATAGTGCATGAAGCTACATCTTCAGCCTATGCGCTACCAAACGGATGTGTAATTTCTGAAAATGATTTTGAAAGTATTGCCGATACAGCAATCAGCGTCGTAGGTAAACCTGGCTATTACGGCATCACGGGCCTTCGTGTTATGTCAAATCGTGTGGAAACTTGCCCAACATTTTTCTCATATCAAACAGGCGGTGCTGCCAATTTGCAAGCCAGTATGCCGCCATTTTTGATGGCTAACTATTGCACTACTGGCAGCGTAACCACTTGGGTGTTTAATCCGACTAGTTACCTTGTTACAACACTTGAGGCAATGACACCAGGCTTTGGGCCTACGGTGTCCAACACGTTCAACATGAACGCAGGGATTGATTTCGTGTTTAACACAAACTACGGTTTAAAAACAAGAAATCAGGGTGGTAACTCCAACTTTGATGTTGGATTCTTAAATCAAGGTGCATACCGGTATTGGACAAACCCCGCTGACGGTAAGTTCTACGTGAAAGCAGGCGTCCCAACAAGCGCAACAGATGGACAAGTCGTCGGAACTCAAACTTAATTGGAGAAACAAAATGGCATTGAAAAAACAGTTCATTTCAAAGGAATTTCCGTCAACGATTGCTACATCAAAGTGTGGCGCATTGAGGGAAATAAAGCAGATTTGTCGTTTGGCGTTTCATATTCAGCAAACGCTGAATCAGAAAAATTTGACAGTGAAACATATCATTGTGAGTATGTTCTTGATGGTGATAATCCGATCAAACAAGCATACAAACATTTGAAATCTTTGACAGCGTTTGCTGGCGCAACGGACTGCTAATCATGTTTGAGAAAACAACCGTTGTTGACCGCATTGAGGTACTGGCTGACCAGACTGTCGCTGTGCGCTATGTGGTGACTGTCACCGAAGATGGCCAGCCATTTGCCGAAAACGTCAAAGGTAACTACTTCAAGCCTGGCGATGATTACAGCGCTGAGAGCGACAAAGTTAAAGCCATTTGTGACATGGTTCACACGCCAGAAGTAATTGAAGCGTATAGACTTGCACAAGTGAGAGAAATTCCAGCATAATGCTGAAAACAACCGTATCGGCGAGGTTCACCGAGGAATCTTAGGATTCAAGAATGACTGAAGAAGTCCAAGCCCTAGCGGAAGTAGACTCCGCGCCAACCACGGATGTGACGGCCACACCTGAAGTTGCTGAAAGTACGCCGGAAGTCGCTGAGAACCAAGTTGATCAGGTCGAGGAGAAAAAATACTCCCAGGCTGAAATTGATGCGATGATCGGCAAACGCCTCGCAAGAGAGCAACGTAAGTGGGAAAGAGAGCAAGCAAATCGGTCTGCGGAAACGCAAATCGTGAAAGCCGCGCCAACTGCCAACGTTGACCAGTTCGAGTCTCCTGAAGCCTATGCGGAAGCAATGGCCTACCAGAAAGCCGAAGAACTGATCGCCAAACGTGAAGCAGCCAAGCAGCAATCAGCCGTTCTCGAAAGCTATCAAGAGCGTGAAGAGCAAGCACGGGACAAGTACGATGACTTTGAACAAGTCGCTTACAACCCCAAACTGCCGATCACAAACGTGATGGCTGAAACGATCCAGTCTTCGGACATTGGGCCTGAGTTAGCGTACTACCTTGGCTCAAACCCTAAAGAAGCAGATCGTATCTCGCGTATGACGCCACTCGGTCAGGCGAAAGAGATTGGGAAAATTGAGGCCAAATTGGCTGACGCGCCCCCAGTCAAGAAAACAACATCTGCGCCAGCGCCGATTTCTCCTGTTACTGCACGCTCCGCAGGAGCGACAACTTTGGACACAACGGATCCTCGCTCTATCAAGAGCATGACGGCATCCCAGTGGATTGAAGCTGAACGTGCAAGGCAGATTAAGAAGCTGCAATCGCAGACCCGCTAATTTTTTAAAGGACTTTTAAAATGTCAAACAGTATTCTGACCATCGACATGATCACAAGGAAGGCTCTCGAAATCCTTGAAAACAACCTCGTGATCACCCGTAACGTGAACCGCCAGTACGACGACAGCTTCGCTGTTGAAGGTGCTAAGATCGGTTCAACCCTGCGTATTCGCTTGCCCGATCGCGCTTTGGTAACTGACGGCGCCGCCCTGCAAGTTCAGGACGACAACGAACAGTTCACCACTTTGACCGTTGCCAGCCAAAAGCACATCGGTGTCAACTTCACATCTGCTGAATTGACCATGCAATTGGACGACTTCGCAGAGCGTGTGTTGAAGCCTCGTATCAGCCAATTGGCGTCTTCTGTTGACGCTGACGTGGCCAATGCGTATAAGTACATCGGTAACTCCGTTGGTACACCTGGCACCACTCCTTCTACTTCTTTGGTCTTGCTCCAAGCCCAGCAGAAGCTGAACGAGAACGCAGCCGTGATGTCCCCACGTTACGCTACCGTGAACCCAGCAGCCAACGCTGGCTTGGTTGAAGGCATGAAAGGTCTGTTCAATCCTACAGACACTATCAGCAAGCAATTCAAGAACGGCATGATGGGCACTGGCGTGTTGGGCTTTGACGAGATCAACATGTCTCAGTCTATCAAGCAACACACAACTGGTACACGTGCTGCCACTGGCAACACCACTGGTGCTGCTGTGACTTCTGAAGGCGCAACCACATTGACTTTGACTGTTGGTTCTGGCGAAACAATCGCTGTTGGTGACGTGTTCACCATCGCTGATTGCTACGCTGTTAACCCACAGACACGTGAGTCAACTGGTTCATTGTTCCAGTTCGTAGCTTTGGCATCGTCCACAACTACCACAACTGCTACCGTGACCGTGGCTCCTATTTACTCTGCCACTAACGCTTTGGCTACTGTCAACGCGTTGCCTGGCAACGGTAAAGCTGTCGTGTTTGTCGGCGCTGCTTCTAACCAGTACGCTCAAAACTTGGTCTACCATAAGGACGCCGTGACATTTGCTACGGCTGATCTCTTGCTGCCTCAAGGTGTTGACATGGCTGCTCGTGCCGTTCACAACGGTATTAGCTTGCGTGTGGTTCGCCAGTACGACATCAACAACGACCGTATGCCTTGCCGTATCGACGTTTTGTACGGCTACAGTGCGATCCGCCCACAAATGGGCTGCCGTATCTGGGGCTAATCTGAATGCCCCTTCGGGGGCTTCATTTCGTAACATCTTTTAAAGGAAATTATCATGGCTCTCCCTAATGGTGCAGGTGGTTATCAACTAGGCGACGGCAACGTCGGTGAAGCACAACTGTTCGTGCAAGGCGCTCCTACTGCTTTGACTGCTGGCGCAACCGCCACCGCAGCTCAACTGGCAAATGGTCTGTTTACTTTCAACGGCACTGCTGGCAATCTTCAGTTGCCTACAGTTGCTGACTTGGAAGCTGGCATCTCTAGCGCTACCAAAACTAACGCAGCATTCGACTTCTTCGTCGTCAACACTGACGCCGCTGATGCGATTACGCTGACTGTTGGCACTGGCTGGACAATTGTTGGCGCTGCCGCTGTTGCCTTGACCTCGTCTGCTCACTTCCGCGCTCGCAAGACCGGCGACGGTGCTTGGACTGCATACCGCATTTCCTAAACCCAAAGGGGCTTCGGCCCCTATTTTTAAGGAAATATCATGCCTACAAATACCAAACCAGTCGGCGTTGCTTACAGCGACCCACAACTTGACGGCGCAATCATCGGCGCAACTGGCGGCACTGCCGGTTTCTACGGTACTACTCCCGTTGCTCAAGCGGCTGCTATTACGGCTGTCACCAATACCGCTACCGGTACTGAGTTGGCAACTGCAATTAACGCCCTTCGCGTTGCGTTGAAAAACATTGGCATCACTGCCTAAACCAAATGGGGGCTAATCACCCCCATTCTTAAATTATGAACCTTACGCTAATCCACCCCCTCCACGGTGCTAAAGTTGCAACAATGGAACTTGAAGCCGAAATGGATGAAAAGAATGGCTGGACTCGCTATAATCCAGACACGCCTTCCGAACCCGAAGCGGCTCCTGTTAACGTGCTGGAAGTTAAGCGCCGTAGAAAAGTGACTACTGAAGAGGTTTGAGCATGACAACGTACACCGCTGGCCAACAAATTGAACGTGCCCTTCGGCTTCTCGGTGTGCTTGCTGAAGGCGAAACGCCCTCCGCTGCTACTTCTCAAGACGCCTTGATGGCGCTTAACCAAATGATTGATAGCTGGCAGACCGAGCGTCTGTCAGTTTTCTCCACGCAAGATCAAGTCTTCACATGGCCTGCCAGTGCGATTAGCCGCACCCTTGGCCCATCGGGCGACTTTCAAGGCAACCGCCCCATCTTGCTTGATGATGCCACCTACTTCAAAGCGCCCAATGGCGTGTCATACGGCATTAAATTTATCAATCAACAGCAGTACGACGGTATTGCTGTTAAGACCGTAACGTCTACATATCCTCAAGTCATGTTCATCAACATGACGTTTCCTGATATTGAGATGTTTGTCTACCCACGCCCAACGCAAAACTTGGAGTGGCACTTTATTTCGGTTGAAGAATTAAACAAACCCGCCGATTTATCAACGGTTTTGTACTACCCACCAGGCTATCTGCGTGCGTTCACATATAACTTGGCCATGGAGTTTGCCCCTGAGTTTGGCGTTGAGCCAAGCCCACAAGTGCAGCGCATCGCCATGACTTCTAAGCGTGATTTGAAGCGCATCAACAACCCCGACGATGTGATGGCGCTGCCTTACGCATTGGTGGCCAACCGCCAGCGTTTCAACATCTATGCCGGTAACTATTGATGAAAACGCCTATCCTTGGCTCGACCTATGTTACAAGGTCTGTTAATGCGGCAGACGCTCGCATGGTCAATCTCTTCCCTGAGATCGTCCCCGAGGCCGGTAAAGAGCCTGCGTTCCTAAACCGCGCCCCAGGTCTAAAGTTGCTCAACACCATTGGCAACGGCCCGATCCGTGGCCTGTGGGCGTTTTCGTCTGATGACGGCGTGGGTTTTGTTGTTTCTGGCACACAGCTTTACAAGATCAACAACGCTTACGTGGCCACGCTAATTGGCTCTGTAAGTGGCACTGGCCCAGTCAGCTTGTCGGACAACGGCACGCAACTGTTTATCGCCTGCAACGGCCCCAGTTACATCTACAACAACACGACTGGCGGCTTTGGCCAGATCACTGACCCTGACTTCCCAGGCGCGGTGACAGTCTGTTATCTGGACGGCTACTTTGTGTTCAACGAGCCAAACAGCCAAAAGATGTGGATCACTGCGCTGCTTGATGGCACGTCCATTGATCCGTTGGAGTTTGTCAGCACCGAAGGTTCGCCTGACGGCCTGATAGCCGTGGCGTCCAACTTCCGCGAAGTCTGGGCTTTTGGCACAAACTCAATTGAAGTCTGGTACGACACCGGCGCAACCGATTTTCCTTTGCAGCGCATCCAAGGCGCGTTTAACGAGCTTGGCTTGGCCGCGCCATACTCAGTTGCCAAAATGGACAATGGTTTGTTCTGGCTTGGCCGTGACCGCCGTGGTCAAGGTATTGTCTACCGCGCTAATGGCTACACTGGCATTCGCATCTCGACACATGCAGTTGAGTGGCAGATTCAACAATACGCCGATATGTCGGACGCTATTGGCTACACATACCAGCAAGACGGCCACAGTTTCTATGTACTGGTTTTCCCTAGTGCCAATACTACTTGGGTCTATGATGCCGCAACGCAAGCCTGGCATGAGCGTGCAGGCTTTGTTGATGGCGCGTTTACCCGCCACCGTGGCAACTGCCAAATGGCGTTCAATAGCAAGATCGTTATTGGCGACTTTGAGAACGGCAACATTTATTCGTTTGACCTAGACGACTTTAGCGACAACGGCAGCATTCAAAAGTGGCTGCGCTCTTGGCGTGCGCTGCCCACCGGCCAAAACAATTTGCATCGCACCACCCAGCACATGATGCAACTCGATTGCGAGTCTGGCGTGGGCATTAACTTAGGCCAAGGCGATGACCCCCAAGTCATGCTGCGCTGGTCAGACGATGGCGGCCATACGTGGTCTAACGAACATTGGGCGTCCATGGGCAAGATCGGCCAGTATTACAAACGTGTAATCTGGCGGCGTCTGGGTATGACTGTCAAACTGCGTGATCGCGTCTACGAAATATCGGGCACTGATCCTGTAAAGATCGCCATCATGGGCGCTGAACTCATGTTGAGTCCAACTAATGCCTAGTCCTAACGCTACGCCAACGCCAGTCACGCCGCCCCGAGTGCCGTTGATTGACCCACGCACGGGCTTGATTGACCGCGCTTGGTATTTGTTCTTTGTGTCGCTGATGAACGCCGCTACGATTGTCTATGATGATCAAGCGCTTGCTCCAAGCCCTGAATCTTTAATTTCGTCTTACGATGCGGCCTTGCAAGCGCTTGCGCAAAGTGTTGAGACTCAGCCACCACCAGTTGACTTAAGCGCTGAGTTGGCCAAACAGATTCAAGAAGCCAATCTCACCGATTGCTGTTCTGGTTTGCTGTCTCAGATTGCTGAGATGCAAAAGCAAATTGAGGCGCTTAACCTTTTGCCCCCACCATCGCAGGGCACAGTGACCGCTGTGACGGCCACAGCGCCCGTGGTGTCGTCTGGCGGCACTGCGCCTGACATTAGTATGCCTGCGGCCAGCACATCGGTAAGCGGCTACCTGACATCGACTGATTGGAACACTTTTAACAATAAAGCGCCAGCAACCAGCGGCACGTCTATTTTGTACGGCAACGGCTCTGGTGGCTTTAGCAACGTCACGATTGGCTCGGGCGTCAGCTTTGCAGGCGGTACATTGAGCGCCACCGGTTCGGGCGGTACTGTCACCTCCGTTACTGGCACAGCACCTATCGCGTCCTCGGGCGGCTCAACACCAGCAATCAGTATTTCTCAGGCTAGTACTTCTACTAATGGTTATTTGTCCAGTACTGATTGGAATACATTTAACAACAAAGGCTCTGGTACTGTCACGGCTGTTTCAGTTGTGTCGGCCAACGGCTTTGCTGGCACATCAAGCGGCGGGGCAACGCCTGCGCTGACGCTGACAACAAGCATTACTGGTTTGCTATACGGCAACGGCACAGCGCTTGCCGCCGCTACAATCAGCGCGCCGCTGAGTTACTCGGCAGGCACACTGAGCATTCCAGTGGCCACAGCGTCTGCCAATGGTTATTTATCCAGTACCGACTGGACGACGTTCAACAACAAAGGTTCGGGCACAGTTACTTCAGTGACCGGTACTGCGCCTGTTGTGTCGTCGGGCGGTACAACCCCCGCCATTTCCATGGCCGCCGCCAATACATCGACAAATGGCTACCTGACGTCAACCGACTGGAATACGTTTAACAACAAGCAGGCTATTTCTGCGCCAGTCACCAAGACGGCTGACTTTACCGTTGCGGCCACTGACCTTTGGTTGATCAACAACAAGTCAGGTTCAACTTGTACAGTGACATTGCCTACGGCGTCTTCTTATTCTGGTAGGGTATTGCACTTTCAGAATTACCAGGCGCAAACGCTTGTGTCAGCGTCCAGCAACGTAGTGCCCTTGGCAGGCGGCGCGGCTGCCACATCAATCCTCTTGGCAAGCGCCGGAGATTCTGCGACACTTGTGTCTGATGGCTCTAATTGGCTGATGACACAATATGTGCCGAACAATATCCTTCTTTTGGAGTAAACATGACAGTCACCGTCAAAGTCCTCGTACCGGCAAAATATGCCGAAAACGCCCAAACAACCCAGTACACAGCGACTGGCGTTACGGCCATCATCGACAAGTTCACCGCGACAAACATCAGCGCGTCTGCCGCCACGATCAGCGTCAACTTGGTCACATCCGCAGGTTCTGCTGGCAACACCAACTTGATCACCAAGACCAAGACCTTGCAAGCGTCTGAAGTCTACACGTTCCCAGAATTGGTCGGCCAAGTGCTTGGCTCTGGTGACTTTATCAGTACAATCGCAGGCACAGCCAGCGCAATCAACATTCGCGTTTCTGGACGTGAGGTGACATGATGCGCGTGACCTACGGCAAAGGGTTCAATTTTCTGCCCGCCTTGTCCATGACGGACAAGGTTTTAGCGTTGCAGAATGAACTCTTAAAAATGCCGCAGGCCAACATTGTGACCGAGCATATTTTCAAACCTGGCATTTACGAGCGCAAGATCACGATTCCAGCTTGGACTGTTTTGACTGGCGCCGAACACAAGACGCCCTACCACGTTCGAGTGGAAAAAGGCACGATTGCCGTCAATACGGATGACGGCGTTAAAGTATTTACTGGCCCTTGCGACTTTCCTGCAAAGGCAGGAATGCAACGCGCAGGCCGCGTGTTTGAGGAAGAAGTAGTTTGGGTAGACGTGTATGACAATCCAGACAACTGCAATGATTTGGCGGTGCTAGAAGACCGTTTGTATGTTGTGCCAGCTTGCGGCCTTGCCGACAGCCGCACCGACGTACAAAAGGCACAGATTGATTATAAGGCGTTCTTATATCAGATCGGTTTGACTCAAGGTGAAATGGACGCGATTGTCCATAACGAGTCTGATTTGATGGATATGCCTGAAGGCGTGGCGGTGGAATTGCTCGATTCGCCGATTCACGGCAAAGGGTTATTTGCAACCCGCGATTTTGAAGCTGGGGAAACTGTATGCCCTGGTCGAATGGATGGTAAAAGAACCCCAGGCGGGCGCTTTATCAACCACTCATTTAATTGCAATATCAAACCCGAAAAAGTAGGGGATGACATTTATGCTATTGCTACGCGTAAAATATGCGCTGGCGATGAATTACTGGTAGATTACAGAGCATCAATGCGAGTCAATTTTGGACTCACGTTACAAGGAGAATTGCCATGTCTGGATGGGTAGCAGGGGCCGTAGCGGTCAGTAGTTTAGTTGGCGCAAATGCAGCCAAAAGTGCGGCTAAAACGCAAGCCTCTGCGGCTGACCGCGCTGCTGAATTGCAAAATCAACAATATCAACAAACACGCGAAGACCAAGCGCCGTATCGTACAGCCGGTTATAACGCATTAGCTGAAATGCAACGCACTGCTGGCAACGTGCCCGGCGCGTTTAAGTTTGGAGATTATGAATTTAAAGCTGATCCAGGCTACGGTTTTCGTTTGTCAGAAGGTCAGAAAGCGCTTGATCGCACTGCTGCAGCCCGTGGTGGTTTAATCTCTGGCAGCGCTTTAAAAGCAGCCACTCGATTTGGTCAAGACATGGGTTCGCAAGAATACATGAATGCTTACAATCGCGCATTGACTGGATATAACACTGGTGTAGCTAGTGAAAATCAATTGTATAACCGTCAAGCAGCCTTGGCGGGTATTGGTCAAACAGCAACTAATTTAGTGGGCCAAGCTGGACAAAATTATGCAACTAACGCAGGCAATATGATTACTGGCGGCGCGGCTGCAAACGCAGCAGGTAATGTTGGCGTGGCCAACGCAATCACTGGCGGTTTGGGTACATATTTAAATTACAGCCAAGGTAATGCATTAACTAACGCGTTGCGAGGTTATGGTGGTACTTCAAATGCTGATGCCAGTATTAATCCATACTTTATACCTGGCGCTGGCACAGGCAGTATTTAAGGAACAAATATGGCGCTCGATCCAAACATTTCTCTTGGCGTTAGAGGTATTGAAATACCTAACCAATTGGCGCAGTACGCTCAAATATCGCAAATTCAAAATGCGCAACAAGCCAATCAATTGCATCAAATGCAAATGGCTGAATATGAGCGTGCGCGTAGAGAAGAAGAAGGAACTCGCAATTTTCTTGCAAATGCTGATTTAAATGATCCAAATGTAAGAATGCAATTATTGACGGGTTATGGAAAATCTGGACGTGAAATTGCTACCAATTTAACTGCTGCTCAAAAAGCACAAACAGAAGAAGCAGCACGTTTACAAAAATTAGCTCAAGATACACAAGTAATGTATCAAAACATGTCTGGCATGATTTCTAATAAAGCAGACGCTGTTGGATTTTTGCAAAGAATGATTAATGATCCAGCAATGAAGGATTCACCAATTGCAAAAATTCCTTTGATGGCTCAAGTTGCAAAAATTCCTGAAGATCCACAAGGTTTGGATGATTGGAAAAACAATTTGCCCTTGGCGCAACTAAATACATTACTGAAAACAAGCCAGTTACCTTTGCCCAAGACACGGGCGGTGGTGGCCGCTTAATGACTCGCGCTGGACTTGGTGGCCCAGCAACTGTTGTACCAGGCAGTGAATTCACAAAGAGCATGACATTTGCTGATCAAAATGCTGCGGCTCGTTTGGCATTTGACAAATCCAAATTTGCATTTGAGCAAGCCAATCCAAATCAAACAATTCACGAAGACGCAAATGGTTTGTTGGCTGTCAACAATCGAACTGGCGTGGCCACTCCTGTGGTTTACGGCCCGATGGGCATTCAGCCTGCTGCTACTGCCGCGCCAGGCGCAAGCATGATGCGTCAGCCACCGGCTGCATTGCCTGGTCAACGTATGCCAGCCATACCTGGTATGGCCAGTGTGCTTGATCAAACTAATGCGCCGGTTATGCCTATGCCTGCCGAGGGCGGTGTTAGAGTGCCTGGTATGCCTGTGGGTGGAAAAGATAAAGCCTTGACAGAAAGTCAAGGCGCTGCAGCTGCTTATGGTATGCGAATGAAAGAAGCCAATGCAATTTTGGCTCCTTTAGAAAAAGCTGGCGTTAAAAACACTGGTTTGATAAGCGGCACTGTTGGTGGAATTGTTGGTTTGGTTCCATTAATTGGCGACAAATTAGAAGGCGCAACTGGTTCTGTGTTTAATTCTTTGCCGCAAATACTTGGTGGTTTAAGTCCTGAACAACAACAAGTTGCACAAGCCAGAATTAACTTTATTACTGCGGTTTTGCGTAAGGAATCTGGCGCTTCTATTTCTCCAACTGAATTTATTACTGCCGAAAAGAATTACTTTCCCAAGCCTGGCGATGACGCTTCCACAATTGCTCAAAAACAAAAAGCGCGTGAAACAGCAATTAAAACAATGGAAGTTCAAGCTGGCCCAGGTGCTAAGTACATTCAGCAACATCAGCCAAGCGCTGGCGGTGGTATAACAAACGCAACCGCAAATGATCCACTAGGACTAGGGATTAGATAATGGCTACTCTTGCAGAATTCCGCGCACAGTATCCTCAATATGACGCTGTGCCAGACGTTGCTCTGGCTGATTCATTGCACCAAAAATTTTATTCAAACATTCCAAAAATGGAATTTTATAAAACTATTGGATTGAGCGCGGCCACTGCAATACCAGGCGCTGAAAATGTTGTGACTGGTGTTAAGCAACCAGAAGTGTCAATGCGTGACCGCATCATGGGCGCAATTGAAACGCCATTGGCTCTTGGCGCAACTTTGGGTGGCGCGGCTATTGCGCCAATTGTTGGCGTTGTTGGTTCATTGGCAAGTGGCAAATATGGCACTCAAGAAGGCATTCGTGCTGGTGAAGAAGCGGCTAAATCTGTCATGTATCAACCACGCACGCAGACGGCCAGAGAAGCCTTGGGCGCTGTTGGTGAGTTCTTGCAACCAGTTACTAGCGCTTTGCCGCCAACACTTGGCAGCAGTGGTGCAACATTAAATGCCTTGGCTCCTGCGGCCATGATGCAAACTGGCGCAGTTGTTCGCCCTGCTATCACTCAGGCAACCGCACCAGCGCGTAATGCGTTGGCCAATGTAATGACACGCGAACAACAGCCTGGCATGGTTGGTATGGGCGCGGCTAGTACGGCTGAAGATTTAATGCGCCAAGAGCGTTTGCAGCGTTTAGGAATTCCTGCAACAGCTGGCGAACGCACTAAAAATTTGGCGCAACAGCAATTTGAGTCTGAAGTTCAGCGTGGTGTTGTTACTGGAATTTCTGAAGAAGCCAAAACAAAACTGGCTGAACAAATGTCTGGATTTAAAGCCAATCAACAAAAAGCCATTTTGAACAACTTTGAACGCATGACTAACGAAGTTGGTGCTGAAGTGGCCGACCCTACTCAAATGCGTGCCGTTGGCAAGATTGTTGACAAAGCGCTAAATGACGAATACACCAAAAATATGATGCATACAAGTCTTTGTATGCGCAGGCAGATAATGCCGGTGAGACTTTACAGCAAGTCCCATACAAAAATTTGATTGATTTTATTGAATCCAAAACACCAACTCAGCGCAAAACATTAGATCCAATTTTGGATTCTGTGGCTGAATCATTAAGAATGAATGACCCGCAAGGCACTGGCATGATCTCCGTGCGTGCGCTTGAAGACATTTATCAACAAATTGGAACGGTCAAAGATTCAGCAAACGCCAAACCTATGAAAAACATCATCACTCAGATGGGTGAGGGTGCTGGCGGTGAGTTGTACCAAAAAGCACGCGCTGCCAGAGCGCAGTTGGCCAAAGAGTTTGAAGACGTGTCTCGCGTTGATAAGCTACTTGGCACAAAGGCCGGTTATGCTGACCGCCGTGTGGCGCTTGATGATGTATTCAAACATGTGGTGCTTGACGGCTCATTAGAAGAGATGCGCAGCGTCACAACTTTGTTGAAAAAAGCCGGCCCAGAAGGCCAACAAGCCTATAAAGAATTGCAAGGTCAAACTATTCAATACATGAAAGACATGCTCACAAAGAGTGATCAACCGTCTTTTAGAAACTTGAATACTCTTATTAATCAACTTGATGCTGAAGACAAACTGGTTTACATGTTTGGAAAAACAGGCCGCAATGAGATTATGGATTTGCGTGATGCAATTAAAGATGTGCTTGTTAAACAGCCTGGCGCAGTAAATTACAGCAATACTTCTGGTGCTGTTTTGCGTGGTCTTGAAACTTTACAAGCATTAAGATTGCCAGGCGCTAAACCAGCTGCTGAATTTGCTAGAACACGCGAAGTGACTGGCAAAGTGCAAAAAGCATTAGAGCAACCAAACCAGTTGGCTCCAAACCAACAAAGTCGCAATGCTCTAATTCCAAAATTAATTTAACCGGCATGGCCAACCCATAATGGACTATCAAGTTTTATTTAACATTGCTGTGGCCATCGCTGGTTTTTTGGCGGCTGGACACTGAACCGCATCTATCAGGCCATCGACCGGCTTGATGGCGACGTGCGCAACATGCCGCTGAACTACGTCACTCGCGATGACTATCGCTCAGACATGCGCGACATCAAAGACATGCTTGGCAAGATTTTCGACAAACTCGATGGTAAGGTTGACAAATGAATGCGCTTGCTACTTTTTCTACTGCTGTTGCTACTGTCAGGGGCTACGGCCAGAGAATCCTGCATCGTCTCCGACTTCTATGGTCTAAGCTGGCTCGGAAACCCGAGTGAGCGCCACCAGCGGCTGTCTGAGTGGCTAACCACAAACGGCAACGCATGTAGTTCGGAACAACTGGTAGGTATTTGGAACAACTTGGCGCTATGGGCTGGCACTGCGGATAGTGCGGAACTTAGGTCAAAAGTGCTGTACTACTACGCGAGGGCGATGGAGAGGGAAAAGAAATGATCTCCCTGCACAGATGGTATCCGTTTGTGTATCCCAAAGAATATGATGTCAAAACCATCGCGTTTGAAAAGCGTGCAGAAAAGTTAGATGAAGAATATAGGTTAGAAGTGCAGGCGCAAAAGGTGCGAGAAGCTATTGAAGCATATGCACTTGAGTTGTACGATAAACGGGCGCGGCAGACAACAATTGAGTTAGGAATGTTTGCCAATCACAAGCGCTTTGATAAGTTTGTATGAGGAAGCAGTATGGAAAACACGCAATACAAATTGACGTTTTGGGTGACGCTCATGGTCAGCGCCACACTTTGTTTGTCAGTGCTTGGCATGGTAGGCGCGTTCCTACTTGGCCTATGGGCCAAAGAAGTGGACAACGGCGAGATCTTTTCCATGCTTCACCCAGCATTCCAAACCATCATCGGCGGCTTTATCGGCTTGCTTGCTGGCGTTAAACTTTCACAGAATGAAGCACCATGAACTTAAGTGACCTGAATCCATTGGTGGCGATTGGCGGCAAGATCCTTGACCGCGTGTTGCCTGACCCTACTGCGGCGGCTGCGGCCAAAGCCGAACTGGCGCAGATGGAGCAGACTGGCGAGTTAGCTAGGATGGCCAACGAAACCAAACTGTATGAGACTGAGCAAAACAACCTCACACAGCGTATGCAAGCCGACATGGCGTCTGACTCTTGGTTGTCTAAAAATATACGCCCTATGACGCTTATATTCCTTTTGGCGGCCTATTCTGGCTTTGCCATTGCGTCCATCTTTGAATACGAGACACGCGGCGCTTATGTTGAGTTGCTTGGGCAGTGGGGCATGTTGGTCATGTCATTCTACTTTGGTGGTCGCACCATGGAAAAAATCGCAGATAGGATTAAAAAATGAATTTGACTGAACACTTTACGCTTGAAGAGCTGACACATACTGACCACAGAGAATATGAGAATACCCCCAACGAAACTGAGCTTGAGAACATTAAACGCCTGGCTCAATTCCTTGAAGAAGTTAAAACCGTACTGGGCGGCAAACCCATCATGGTCAATTCAGCATTTCGCAGTAAACAAGTCAATGACGCTGTGGGGTCTAAAGACACTTCTCAGCATCGCATCGGCTGCGCTGCTGACATTCGTGTTCCCACTATGACGCCCGACCAAGTGGTCAGAGCAATCATCGCCAGCGGCATCGGCTACGACCAGATCATCCGCGAGTTTGACCGCTGGACACACATCAGCGTTCCAAACATTGCTGGCGCTGAGCCACGCAGACAAGCCTTGATCATTGACAAGGCGGGGACTCGGGCATTTGCTTAGACAGCGTGCGGTACGCCTCAATCGCAGTCTTGAGGTCGCACTGCAATTGCTGAATAATGTCGTCCTGTTCGCACAATTTGGCGTAAGCCTCGCCTGCAAAATCAACTAGGCTTTCGCGTTCCCATATATCAAATTTTGGCATCTGAATTTGGCGTTTACGCCATCCACTTTTGTTAGTCATTGATTTCTTTCTTTGATGGCGCGTCTAGTTCAAGGCGGTAATACTTGGCCGGCATTTTGGCTTTTTTATCCAAATGTTTGCGCAGCCAGTCGATGCCGCCAAGTTCTTGAAAAATCATCATGTGACGATCTGTCAGCCTGATTTGACGGCCTTTAAGGGGTTCCAGTGGTTTTGGGCGTGGCATCTTTTAATTTTGTAAGTGCTGCTTGTAAGCCGGCCAGACCGCCAACGTGTTGGCCATCAATAAAGATTTGAGGCATCTGGCGCACGCCTTCGGGCAGATCATTAAGCAATGCAGGATTTGACTCGATGTCAATCTCAACATACCTAATGTTTTCAGACCTCAAAATCATTTTGGCTGTTACGCAGTTAGGGCATTTTTTCTTGGTGTAGATTAGGATTTCCATTATTTCTTTCTTTCTCTAATTGTTTGCGCAAACACCGGCAGATCCGATTGATCAGCCAGTTTGGCACATTCTTCCAACACTTGATTGCGCTGTGACACAGACACAAACAATTCGTCAAAATGATAGGGTTGGCCCTTCATGTTATTTTCACGTTCTATGCGGTCAAACTCGTCATCTTCTTCTGTGTGAATCATGCTTGTCTCCTAAAAAGGTATTTGATCCCATTCCCAGTGTTCGCAATCAACTGTGCCATGAATCCACTCTGTTGGTGGCTTGGCTCCAAACTGTTTGCAAATGCCTGTCTCAAAATTGTTGCAGTGTAGACAATTGACCTCGATCAAATTGATCTGCTTCAGTTGACCATTTAAATGACTCTTGATGGCGTTCAGTTCTATCAAATTCATAATCTTTTACCTCTGTGTATTTTCCGTTTTTGCGGGTTGCAATTCTGACTGGCTCATTGATTTTGTGTGACTCCAAGTAATAAAGAGCCATTTGAGTGCCGGCAGGCATAAACGTCTTGTCGCGCTTTAGCCACCAGTCCTGTGCCTTTTGCTTGGGGTAGCCAACGTGGTTAAAGCACACCCACTCGCTGGCCACGCGAAGCAGGCCGCTGTAGTAGTCAACCCTCATGCTGTCAGGTTTGCCTTCTTTGCGGTGCATGGCGTAACCCACTTTGGTAACGTCATGCCAAACCAGTTCGGCCATGGCCGTCTGGCTTGACAACAGCGCCGCATAAGACACCTTGGCATCCATTGGCTTGGCTTCTTCTTCCCTGATCGTGCCACCACAATGCACACACACAAGCGCAGCTGGTGCGTTGCGCTCACCGCAGTCTGGGCAGATGCTGTAGGGCGCTTCTTGTGTGCCTGACTTTTTCTTGGCTCTGCCTTGGATGGTGTCCACCGGCCCCAAGCGTTCCACGGTGTCGGTAAAGTCAAGCACCAGGCAGTCAGTCTTATGGTCTGAAATGCGTGTGCCTCGGCCCATCCCCTGCACATAAAGCACCGGCGACTTGGTGGGCCTGCACCAGATAATGCAGTCCACATCTGGCACGTCAAAGCCAACTGACAGCGCCAGCACGGTGACCAGGCAATGAATCTGGTGGCTCTTAAACTGGCGAATCAGGTCTTCGCGCTCTTGCTTTGGTGTCTCACCGCACACAACGGCGCTCACAATGCCAAGCGCGTTTAGCTTGTCAGACAGGCTTTCAGCGTTATCGACACTCGGTGTGAAGGCGATCCACTTCTTGCGCTCTGAGGCAATTCTGATGGATTCTGCGGCCACTTTGGCAAGGTATTTCTCAACCTCTCGGGATAGTTCGCCAACTTTGTAGTCGCCATTAGAGATGCCAACGTGACTTGCATCGATGCGTGTCTCAATGCGCTCGGTCGGTGGAACCAGTGGCGCAATAAACTTGGCGTCAAGCAACTCACGCATGGACACTCGACTGGCGATGCCGGTGAACAGCGGATCGTCACCGTCAGTCAGCCAGACTTGATTGCCCCTGAATGGCGTGGCCGTCATGCCGACCGTTCTGAACTCGCACAACTCGCCCAGCTTAGACAAAAAGTTGCGGTACATGCCTGCGTCGCCTGCCTTCTGGCTCACCAGATGAGCCTCGTCAATCACCACGGCCTTGATGTTGCCAAGCAAGTGCGCTGCCTTGTGGATGCTGCCAATGGTGGCCACAATCACATCGGCGTTGTACTTTTTGTGCCAAGGCTGGCGCTGACAAAGCCCACGCTGATGGTGTGTGGCAATAAGGCTTTGAGTTTGGCCGCATTCTGCTCGGCCAGTTCCTTGGAAGGAACCAACACCACAGTGCGCGGGTGAAACTCTGGCCACTGATCCCACATCTGGCGCACAATCTCAGCGCAAATCACCGACTTGCCGGCGGCGGTGGGCAACACCAACAATGGAATGTCAGAGTTAGCTTGGTGCTTTGTCCACCAGTCAAAAAGGTCGGACACTGCGCGTGATTGGTATTCACGCAGGATCACGTTCACGCTCCTCAAGCATGGCGTCTGCTAGTTTGTAAGCATCCCGCGCCAACTGGTAGACGTTGGGGTGGCTGCCATCAAGCAAACCAATGACCGCCTGCGCGGCAAAATAGTCTCTTAATGTAATGTTGTCAATCGGTGGGGTGTTCATACAAACCTCGCGTTGTGTTGTTTGCGCAGCTCAAGCGCCTGATCATCTGTCAGCATGATCTTGTCTTTGCAGGCGTGGATCTCTTTGCTGCTGATAAAGTCAGGGCGAAACTCTGGGTCGCCATTGATAAACTTTTTGCCATCGGCCATTTGATAGACGATGCTGTTGTCGTGCGTGCTGTCAATTGGCGTGGCTGTCTTGGCAAGCAAGATGGGGATGTAGCGGTGCTTGTTGCAACCCATGCGCTGCTCTTCGGTAGACAAGTCCATTTGGTAGTTGTTGCATGACCAGCGCCCTTGGCCGTCCATCTCTGGCGTGGCATGGACGCAAGAACGGCAAGTTGTTGCCGGTACATCCGTGCCGTGGCAAATAGCCTGGTAATCGCAGAACTTGCACTCAAACCATGTTGGGTCAGTCGAAATGCCAACTGGTGGCTCAACACTGGTGATCACCGCCATGGCCTTGTCGATCAGCTTCTGCGCTTCGTCAGCGTCAAACTCCAAGCGCTCGGTGTAGATGTCGTCATTGTCCTTATTGACCACCAGATAGAGCGCCCTGCGGCATCCGTCTTCGCCAAACTGATCGATGCTCCACTTCATGTATATTTGCATCTGCGCGTAGTGTTCGGGCTTGGCCTTCTTTACGCCATTTTTTGCATTTCCTTGTACATCTTGTCAGATGCTGTCTTTATCTCCAGTATGTGCGGAGACTTAGGCGCTTGGGGTAAACCCGTAATAATGCCGTCAGCATTACCTTGAAAGTGATGGCCAGTTGTTGGCTCGGTAAAGCTCCATTGCTTGCCAGTAGCAGGGTTGATCTGATACACGGTGCAACCAATGCTTGCCAAGTCTTGGTAGACGCGAGGCTCTTGCAAGTGGCCAGACTGAAACACTCGGTACAAGCGGCCAGAAAACTGCGCCGGCTTTGACCACCTAAAAGAATACCAGTGTTGGCGCAGGCAGGGCTTGCCAATGGCAGAGGCGCCAAGGTAAGGTCGCTGGGCTTCCGAGCCATACTTTGCCTTGTAATAGGCAAAGATGGCATCGGCCACAGGATCAATTACTGATTGTGGTAGCAAAGCCATGTCAGGCTTTCTTAGCCCATGCGGGTGCTTTAGGCTTGACAGCTTCTTGCTCGGCTGTAGGCCATGCAGGCGTATCTGCGGCTTGCGGTGCAGGCGCTTGTGCAGCAAAACCACCAGCGGCTTCGTAGCCCTTGATGTTGTTGCTTGCTTTGTACATGCCTTGCGCTTCACGGACAGTCACATTGATGCGTACTGGCTTAAAGTGCAGGGCAGCGGTGTCCATCAACTTAATGACTGACACAGCGTGACAAAGTGCAGACAACTGGCTTTGAGCAATGCGCTGAGTGTCTTCGTTGGTGTGACGAATGTTTAAGTTTTCCCAAACCTTACGGCCTTTGAATTGACCATCAATAATTTCAAAGGTCAGCTTCAAACCTTCGCCATTGCCAGACTTCAAGGGCTGCACATCAGACTCGGTGATGTGTGCCAAATAAGTGCCGGCAGGCAGTGGGCCTGTAGATTGTTGGGGTGCAACTTGCGATGCGTCAAAGTTAAATTGAGCCATGATAATTTCCTAAAAGTTAAAGTTACGAACTGGTGAGATCAAGACTGCGCTTGTGTAAGCGCTGCTTGGAATGCCGTCCAGTCAAGCGGCATATTCTGGAGGCCAAAGCGGTTGCCACCGCAGTGAGCCGGATGAGGTTCGACATGCAAGATGCGCTCACCTGTTGTGGTGGCTTTGGTTTCTTTCTTAGAAAACCCTGCGTCTGTCTTGCTTGTAAAGATGCGGTAGCCTGCGTAGCCAATCACGTCAGCCCACTCTTGCACCAAGCCAGCGGCCTTGTCGTGCAACTTCAAAACGTGGCTGTCGTATCCTTCGGTCAACGGGTCTTCAATGCGTTTGATTTTGTCGTGCGCTATCAAAATGATACCCATGCCCTTGGCAGAGCGCAGAACTTCCAAGCCAGACAAAAGGTTGCGCCATTCTTCAGCGGCGGCAACGTAGCCCTTGCCAAAGCCTGGCTGCTCAATGTTCTTCCAATTGTTTTGCTTACACACATACTCTTGGATCATGGGTTCAAGCCAGTCAAGCGAGTCAATAAACAGCGTTTGAAAGTCATGTTCTTGGTTGATCAAGGTGTCAATAGCCGCATAAACGTCTGTGAGACTGGACGCTAGCGGAAAGGCGTTTGCGTCTACCGCATCGGCGCCGTCTTCGGTCAGGATGCCAATGGCGTTTGGCGCCATGGCCGCGAAGGTTGTCTTGCCAATCTTGCCTTGGCCCACCACCACAATTTTGGGTGAGCGTACACGTTTGGTCTTGGAGATGGATGATAGATCGAATGCCATGTTAGTCTTTCAGTTCAATGGATGGTTTTGCGGGTTTGCTGGTAATGAACACGGCGGCCTTATTGTAGGCAGCAGGGTCAATTTCGGAGAGTTGGCGAAGGTAAGCCAAGTTGACTTCAGCCTTCCATCTGAACGCACGCTGGGCGTTGTCTGACAGATCATCATAGTCAGCGGCTAAGCGGTCAGTATCAACCGTGCGGTTTAGCTTCCAAGTGATGCTGAAGTCTTCGTCATTGTGCGTGCCTTCGTTGCTTTCAGGCTTGGCAAACTGTTCGGTAATCAAGCCCTCAATGCGCAGGCGCTCGGCCTTGGCTTCGTTCTCGGCCAATTTTGCCTGGCGCAGCTGCTCTACCAAATTAGAGATCGTCATTTTTAAAGTCCTCAAGTGCTGTGGTTATGATGTGGTCTACAAGGTACTGCAAGAGCAAGTGGCCAATGTCAACGTCAGTGCCCTTAACGTAAGCGTTGACCAGTTCCAGATTCTCAGATGTGCCAGGCTCATTGAGTAAGCCATAGCTATCGCGTGAGCCTTCTTCGTCTGGCGTGTATTCCAAGAAGCAAACCAGATCAACGCCTTCGACTTCGCATTCGTATTGGGTCAGACCGCTAGGGCAGGCTGGTGTGGGTTTCATGTGTTCTTCTCCTTGAGTTTGGCTGCTTTTGGCTCATGCGTACAAGCGTCTTCGTACTCCAGCACATCCTGAATCTTGTAGCGGATCAATCCACCAATCTTCAGGTATCGACACCCTTGTTTTAGAGACCTGTCGCGCTCCAATGTGGCCTCGCTGATCTTCCAACGGAATGCGAGTTCTTCTTGTGTCATCAGTTGCTCATTCATTGTGGCTTCTCCTCATCGTCAAACGCCATGTCTGGGTGCGGTATGTCGTCATGCACTATCACGCCATCGACGGCTTCGATGTACTTGCCACAGACCACGCAGTAGTAACCTTCATCCATTGTTCTTCTCCTCTTTGATTGGCTCACTCACAATGCGCCCACAAAGTTTGCATTCTTTGTGAAAATAGCCGTTGTAAATCCAGCCTGTTCGCGCCCCAAGGTGGCCTGTCTTTTCGCAAAGCCACCAACCAAATCTGATGTACCAAGGTTGGTTCATGCTTCCCCCTTAATGCCGTGTGCGGCTTCTATGGCACGGGCAAACTCTCGCCAAAAACTGTCAGTTGGGTCTGATGCTTCCATGCGTTCTGCAAATTCTGCAATCTCCTCATCCGTCAGCGGCTTGCGCTGTGGTGGGGTGGTGTCATGCGATGTCTGGTCAAGCATTACAGTGCGGGATAATGCTTCGCACGTTGGGCATGGTTGAATGGATTTTTGAATTAAAGTCAAAGTTTTTAATGGGACTTGCTCTACCGAACCCCATCCAGCCCATGCTTTTGCCGCTGAATACTCGCCAAAATGAGCCACTTCACCTTTCTTGGTAGTGGCTTTATAAACACACGCCACAGGCTTTTGCTCTGGCTGTGCCAAGGCTTCTTTGATGGTGGCGATGGCTTCTAATGTTGCAACACCCAATGGTCTTGTACCTTGCACACCTTCTTCCAAAACCTCTAGCGCCAGTTTCAATGCTTCGTCTTTAGTCATAGTGGTGCATCCTCAAAGTTGTCAGGGTTGAACTTGGGCTGACGTTTGTTGTTGTGCTTGGGGTTTGGAAAGGGTGGAAATGGCCAGTTCATGTTGACCACCATGCAACCAAGAGGACTGCCATGCCAACGCCAATGGCCAGAACGGCCAACAAGTCTATGATGGCTTCGCCACGGGCGTTAAGCCTGGCGTTTTTAACTTCGGGGTAGTGAAAGTATTTGCTGTGTTTCATTTGATTTCCTTATGGCCTTTCGGCGTGATGCCAAGAACAATTTCGTTGGCATGGAAAGAATTATCTAGCATAACGCTAGATGCCGTCAAGCGTTTTGCTAGAAATAATTTAATTATTTGCATAGGTGCTTTCCCTAATACGGAATTGCTCAAGCAATCTGCTAGACTTTGCGTCCTATGAACACACAAATACCCCCAGACGAGCGCCGACAACTGGCAGAAAAAGTTGGCATCAATGAGCAATACCTCTACCAATGTCTCACCGGCAGGCGCGAGATGTCAGCGTGGGAGGCCGTGAGAGTGGAGCAGGCCAGCGAGGGGCGGCTTACTCGCAAGATGGTGTGCCAGGGCAGTTGGCAGTCCATTTGGCCTGAGTTGGTGGAGGCGCAAGCATGAGCAGTCTCACATCAATTTTCCCCAATGGCTTCGCAGCAGCCACCGAGTCGCAAGACCTGATCAACCCTGAAGAGTCGTTTCGCAGGCACTGTGAGGCGGCTGGTCTGCTGATCAAAGACCAGATCATTGCTGACGGTGAGATCCACCGTGTGGCGCATGTGTCAAGCAAGAAAGGTGCGCTTGACGGGTGGTACATCTTGCACACCAGTGGCAAAGTGCCTGTGGGCATTGCCGGCTGTTGGAAGGAACCAGTGTTTGAGTCCAAGTGGATAGCAGACACAGGCCGTGCCATGTCGTTTACCGAGCGCTTTGAGCATGACAAGTGGGTGGCAGAGGTCAAGGCCAAGAAAGATGCTGACCGCATGGCCAGCCAAATGGCTGCGGCAGAGAAGGCCGAAGATGAGGTGGGAACATATGCTGATGCGAGCGCAGACCATCCTTACCTGGTCAGAAAACATGTTGGCGCCCATGGAATCAAGATTGATCGTGCCGGCAGACTGGTTGTGCCAGTCATTGACCAGGCAGGGGAGATCCTGTCGTACCAGACCATTGATGCTGATGGCAACAAACGGTTTCTCAAAGGCGGCAAGATTGAGGGCGGGTTCTACGAATTGCGCGGTAACCGCAAGATCGTGTTTGTGGGTGAGGGCTTTGCCACCTGCGCATCCATCCATGAGGCTACGGGCTACACCGTGCTGGTGGCGTTTGATTGCGGCAACTTGGCCAAGGTGGCCAAGAGCGCCAAGGAGATGTTCCCAGGCAGCAAGATCATCATTGGCGCGGACAATGACCAGTTTACCGAGGGCAATCCTGGTGTGACTAAGGGACGTGCGGCTGCTGCTTTGGTGTTTGGCGAGATCGTGTATCCACAATTTGGTGAGTCGGACATGGTGGACAACAAACCAACGGACTTTAACGACCTGCACTGCCTGCAAGGACTGGATGCCGTGAAAGAACAAATTGAGCGCGTGGCTGGGCCAATGCGTGACAAACTGGCGTTTGAATTCTCCAGAATTGACAGCTTGGAATTGTCTCAAATCAACTGGATCGTAGATGACTACATTGAGAGCGACTCCCTGGCGCAAGTGTTCGGAGATCCTGGCGGCGGTAAGTCATTTGTCAGCATCGATCTGGCATGCTGCGTGGCCACCGGCAAAGCGTGGCATGGCCATGAGGTCAAGCAAGGCTCGGTTTTTATATTGCAGGCGAAGGTCACAACGGTCTGGCTCGTCGGTTTAAGGCGTGGCAGCTTGGCAACAACCAGAGCCTGCAAGGTGCGCCACTCTTTAAAAGCCACCGCGCAGCGCAGTTGTATGACGCGACAGAGGCAGCCGTTGTCGCAGAAAGCATCAAAGAATTGTCAGCCCAGTCTGGCGTTGTTCCATCCATGATCATCATTGACACCTTGGCCAGAAACCATGGTGGCGATGAGAACAGCACTCAGGACATGAATGCGTTTATTCAGCACCTTGACGTGTATTTGCGCCAACCATGGAAATGCTGCGTGTTGGTGGTTCACCACTCAGGCGTGGCAGACAAAGACCGAAGCAGGGGAAGTACAGCTCTCAAAGGTGCGCTGGATGCAGAATACAAGTGTCAGTTGGATTCAGGCACAAAAACCATTGCGTTTGAATCCAAAAAGATGAAGGACGCAGAAATGCCTGCGCCAAAGAACTTTCAGATCACACAAGTGGATCTGCCCATCCAAGACAAGCACGGGTTGCCAGTTAAGGGTGCGTACCTTACGGCGGTGGACATTAGCGGGTTGATGAGCAGTGTGCAAAAGCGCGTGGTGTTGTCAGGAAATCAGCGCCTGGCGCTTAACTGTTTGGTGGCCATCGAAGCCAAGCGAGCCAGTGATGGGGTGCAGGGATTTGCCGCGATGGTGGATTATGACGAGTGGCGAGATAGCGCCAAAGAGCATGGTCTGAATGCCAGAAGGTTCAAAGAATCCATTGAAGCATTGGCCAAAAAGAATATGGTTTTGGAGAACTCAGGAGTGTACCGAAGTGTACCGAAAACATTAGAAAGCGAGAGCGTATGATTCACTATCATGGCTTACCAATAACCCCTGCAACAGTTGCCGTGAAAGCAATTGAAAATGGTCACGCATTTGTTTCATTTGCACATTCAGATCAGTTATCCACAGCAATTGAAGTATGTCAATCATTTGCAATTGACAATGGTGCGTTCTCTGCATGGCGATCAGGAAACCCAATACAGGATTGGCAACCGTTCTACGATTGGGCTTTAAATCTTAAAAAAGTACCATCATGCGACTTTGCAGTTATTCCTGATGTGATCGACGGCACAGAACGTGACAACGATGCGTTGCTAAAAGACTGCCCATTACCGACATGGTTTGGCGCACCAGTCTGGCATATGCACGAATCCCTTGAACGATTTGAGCAACTTGCCAACACTTATGTCAGGGTCTGCATTGGCAGTTCAGGCGATTTTTCCACAGTAGGAACGGCACATTGGTGGGTAAAGATGAGCCAGGCAATGCGGGTAATTTGCGATGACATGGGACGGCCTGCTTGCAAATTGCATGGTTTAAGGATGCTTGACCCTGCAATCTTTACAAAACTGCCATTTTCATCAGCTGACAGCACCAATATTGGACGAAACGTGGGAATTGATGTGCATTGGAAACATGGCAATTACCCACCGCCAACCAAAGAAGCCAGGGCGCAAGTAATGAGATCAAGGATTGAGGCATTCAATGCCC